GTAACATCAAATCACGTAACTTATACATACGCAGATGGTTCTTATTGTGTTCCTTGTGTGTTAATGGCTTGTTAAGGAGAATACATAATGGCAACTATTATTAACGGCTCAAGTCCATCAGTTACATTTAGTGATGGCACTACTCAAACAACTGCATTTAATAGTGCAAACGTTGTATCTTCTGCCGTTGCTGGAACTGGTATTTCAGTTAGTGGTTCTACTGGTGCTGTTACAATTACTAACTCTGCTCCTGATCAAACAGTAGCTTTAACTGGCGGTACAGGAATTACAACAAGTGGAACATATCCAAACTTTACTATTACTAATAGCTCACCTGCAACAGCAGCAACAGTAGCTAAAGCATGGGTTAAATGGGTTGGTTCAAGTGGTTCTATTTCTGCATCCTATAATGTTAGTTCAGTTACCAGAAACTCAACAGGACACTATACAATTAACTTCTCAAGTTCTTTAGCTGATGGTAGTTATGCTGTTGCTGGAATGGTATTTAACCAATCTAACGGTAACGGAACAAGATGTTTAGTAAGTGAAGGAACTCCTGGAACAGGAAGTTTTCAAGTATACAATATGTTGTTTAACGGCTCACAAGAAGATGCAAATGCTTCTGTTATAGTATTTAGATAAGGACTTTTAATGTCACAAGTAATTATATTTTCAAACGAAGATGGTGGTGTATCTGTGTGTTATCCAACAGGTGAACTATCTATTGAAACAGTTAGAGAAAAAGATACTCCAGAAGGTTCTATTATTGTCGATGTTTCAGAACTTCCTTCTAGTAATGAATATTTCAATGCTTGGGAATTAGTAAATGGCGCAGTCGTAATTAATGAAACTAAAAAACAAGCAATTATTGATGCACAACAATCAGCTATTGATACTAAATCATCAGCACTTGCTAAACTAACTGCACTTGGTTTAACCCAAGACGAAATATCTTCACTGGTAGGTTAATATGAGCGAACAGGTTGAACGCATAGCTGTATTAGAAGCTGAAGTAGAAAAGCTACAGCACAGTCAAAAAGAGATACTAGAGTGCATCCATTCAGTTCGTGATGAGATGATGCGTTATAAAGGCTTCCTAGGTGGAGTAGCCTTCTTAGCTTCTGGTATCGGTATATTCTTAACAGTCTTCAAAGACTGGATTATTAAACACTTCTAAGGAGAATGATATGAAAGAGACAAAGAAACAAAAAGCTAAAGTAGGTAAAGTAATGCACGAGTATAAGGCTGGTTCTTTACATAGTGGTAAAGGCGGTCCTGTAGTTAAGTCTAAGAAACAAGCCGTAGCTATTGCTATGTCCCAGGCAGGGATGGCTAAGAAGAAAAAGAAATGAAGAAAGACTCTAGACTAGAAAGAGCTGGAGTATCGGGATTCAATAAGCCCAAGGCTACTCCTTCTCATCCTACTAAGTCCCATGTAGTAGTAGCTAAGTCAGGTGACCAGATTAAGACCATTAGATTTGGTCAACAGGGTGTCAAAGGAAGTCCTGACGGCACAGCTAGAAACAAAGCCTTCAAAGATCGTCATGCTAAGAACATTGCTAAAGGTAAGATGTCTGCTGCATACTGGGCTGATAAGGTAAAGTGGTAATAAATGCTTGACTTTTAAGCAAAAGTATGTTATAATATATTGATATTCCAAGGACTACATGAACTATATTCAACTTGTCAATAGCGTATTACGCAGACTACGAGAGACTGAGGTTTCTTCTGTAGCTGATAATGCCTATTCTAAGATGATCGGTGAGTTTGTTAATGATGCTAAGCGTCAGACAGAAGATGCCTATCCTTGGAATGCTCTATCTGATACCCTCACTGCAACTACTGCAAATAATATCTTTAACTATATCCTTGTTGGTTCTGGACAACGCTTCAGAATTATCGATGTATTAAACGACACCAGCAATAACGTAGTTCTTAATGCCCCTACTAAGTGGATGGATGAGAGATTCCTCCTTACTGGTACTCAGAAGGGTTCTCCTCGCTACTATAACTTCAACGGTGTAAACTCCAACGGAGATACTCAGGTAGACTTATACCCTATCCCTGATGGTGTGTATGATGTTCGCTTTAACATAATCAAACCACAAGTACCTCTGTCTGCTGACTCTGATACTTTATTAGTTCCTCATGAGCCTGTAGTATTTAATGCTGTTGCAAGGGCTTTAGCGGAGCGTGGTGAGGACGGAGGCATCATGAGTGGGGAGATGTATGCTCTTTACACTCAGTCGCTTGGAGACGCTATAGCGATTGAAACTGGACGTTATGTTGAAGAACAGTCTTGGGATTGGACTTAAATGGCTGAGCAACTAGTTACTGGTTCAATTGCAGCTCCTGGATTCTATGGGTTAAATACCCAAGATAGCTCTATTCAACTAGATAGTGGCTTTGCATTAGAAGCCTATAACTGTGTCATTGATAAATATGGTCGTGTAGGTGCTCGTAAGGGGTGGACTAAGGTTAATCCTTCAGCAATAGGTTCTTCTAATCCAGTACGTACTGTCTTTGAGTTTGTTAAATCAGATAACAACCTTACATTTGCTGCTTGTAATAATAAGATCTTTGGTACACACCCTTCTACTGGTGCTTATGTCGAATATCCTGTAGCAGGTACTGTATTTCATGGTGCTATTAGCTATTCTCAAACAGGAACTACGGTTACTGTAACACACGCTGGACATGGATTTAATACAAGCGATACTGTTTATTTTGGTCCTATTTCTGGAACAGCCGATGAAGGTGTTTATGTAGTTACACGTATTAGTGGTTCAGTATTTACTTTTACTTCTCCTTCATCTGAGAGTACTTCTGGAACTTGTAACATTGTAAACATATTAACTAGTTACAGCATTACTGCAGATAACTGGCAAGCAATTAATATGCCTTTAGGTACAGGTTCTACTGCATCTGCTCATGCTATCTGGTTACAAGCTAATCAACCACCTTTAGTAATGCATAAGTTAGGAACTTCTCCACATACTCACATAGATGGTTATGGATTTCAGAGATTAGGAGATGTTGCTTCTTTTTCTAACGGATATACTGTAACTGATTTCATGCCATCATGTGGTATCTATGCTTTTGGTAGATTATGGGTAGCTAACGTATCTGCGAATGATACACAGACTGTATACTTTACCGATCTACAAGATCCTTCTGATTGGACTACAGGTACTGCAGGTAAACTAGACATTAGTGCTGTTATTCCCACTGGTGATCCTATTGTAGCTTTGGCACAACACAACGGTTTCTTGATTATCTTCTGTAAGAAGCACATTGTTATCTATGCTGGTGCAAGTACTCCTAGTACTATGACACTACAAGAGACTATCACTGGTGTTGGCTGTATTGCTCGTGACTCAGTTCAATCAGTAGCAGGTACAGATATTCTATTCTTATCTGAGACAGGTGTTCAATCATTACAAAGAATAGTACAAGAGAAGTCTTTACCTTTCAGAGATGTATCTAAGAATGTACGTGATGAATTAATTACATTAGTCAATAGTGAGACACTAGCTAATATTAAAGCTGTGTATTATCCTACTGATGCTTTCTATTTGTTGTCTCTTCCTGGTACAGGATTCACCTATTGCTTTGATACTCGTGGAGTATTAGAGAACGGTTCAGCAAGAACTACTGTATGGAAACAAATAGCTCCTACAGCATTCTGTATGACTGCAGCAAGAGAACTATATACAGGGCAAAAAGGTTATATAGGTAAGTACAACGGATACCAAGACAATACTGCTACATATCGTATGTCTTATTTCACTAACTACTTTGACTTTGGGTCTGCTACAACTAACAAGATCCTTAAACGTATTAATGTAACTGCTATTGGTGGTTCTGCTCAGCCTATCGCTATTAAGTGGGGATATGATTATACTCGTAACTACTATTCTCGTGGTATTGTACTACAGCAAGTAACTGTGTATGAGTATGGAATAGCAGAATATAACGTAGCTACATATACTAACGGTATTGCACTAGACATTGCTAACATTCCAGCTTCAGGTTCAGGTACAGTACTGCAGTTAGGCTTTGAGTCTGACATTAACGGTACTCCTTTATCCATTCAAAAGATTGACTTCTTCCTTAAACAAGGTAAAACACTATGAGTTCATATACTAAGGCAACGAACTTTGCCACTAAAGATACACTACCTACAGGTGATGCAAATAAGATCGTTAAGGGTACAGAGATAGATAATGAGTTCAATGCTATCTCAGGTGCTATTAGTTCTAAAGCAGACATTGCTTCTCCTACATTCACAGGAACTCCTGCTGGTCCTACTGCAACTGCTGGTTCTAGTACAACTCAGTTAGCTACTTGTGCCTTTGTTACTGCTGCTTTGTCTGCAGTATATCCAGTAGGTTCTATTTATATTAACGCAGGTGTCTCTACTAATCCTAATACATTGTTAGGCTTTGGTACATGGGAAGCATTCGGTGCTGGTAAGGTATTAGTAGGTCTTGATTCTGGTGATTCGTTATTTGATACATTAGAGGAAACTGGCGGTTCTAAGAATGCAGTTAATGTAAGTCATACTCACACAGCTACAGTATCTACAACATCATTAACAGGTTCTATTACAGGTATCTCTGAATCATTTAACGGTGGTGGCGGTACAGCTACTGGTGTATTTACAAAAGAAACAGGATATACAGTTAGTCAAACTCCTGTACAGAATGACTCAGGTAGCGGCGGTGCTGCAATTCTAGATGCTTCACATACTCATACTGTTACAAATAGTACAGAAGGTGTTTCAGCAACTAATGCTAACGTACAGCCGTTCATTGTTGTTAAAATGTGGAAGCGTACAGCTTGATAAAAGTACCTGTAGTCAATAGACAAGACTACACGATGTATTTAGAGTTATATGAAGGTATGTTGTGGTTTCATACAGATGTTCATAAGTGGACACAAGAAGTTAAGAAGAAGTACCTAGAAGATTTAGATTTACTGCAGTATCTAGTATCAGTACCTTTAGTAGCGTTAGTAGCAGTAGACAATACTAAGCTTGCTAAGTTTGGTAAGGTTACAGGATGGAATAAGTTTAACAAGGTTACATTTAATAATATAGAATACGATGTATTCGCAAGGAGCAAATAATGGGAAGTATCGTTAGTGCAATAGCAGATCCGTTCACAGGGGCGAGTGGTACTAAAGCAGCAGGTGCTCAAGCAGCAGCTCAACAGTCTCAAGCAGCAAGAGACGCAGCAGCTGCAGCAGCGTTTAGACCTGTTGGAATGACGACTGCTTTCGGTACGTCTCAGTTCACTCGTTCTATTGATCCAGCTACAGGAATGCCTTATGTCTCTAGTGCAGGGTATACTGCTGCTCCTGAGTTAGCTGCTCTACAACAACAGTTAATGAGTCAGTATGGTGGAGGAATGACCTCTGCTCAACAGCAAGCTCAACAACTACAAGCATTAGGTCCTGCTGCTCAGCAACTATTTCAAGCTGGTGGAGGTTACTTAGCTACTTCTCCTGAGCAAGCTCGTGCAGACTACATGCGTACACAGCAAGCTGCTTTAGCTCCTGGACAAGAACAACAGTTAGCTGAAATCCGTAATCAGTTATTTCAAACTGGTCGCTCTGGTTTAGCTACTGGAGGAACTGTTGCTGGTGGTATGCAGTCTTCTAATCCTGAATTACAAGCTTACTATAACTCACTAGCTCAACAGAACTTAGGTCTTGCTGCAGGTGCTGAACAAGCTGCTCAACAGCGTCAAGCCTTTGGTGCTGGTTTATTCGGTACTGGTGCTCAGTTGTTAGGTACTCAATCTTCTACTGCTGCTGGTGCATATGCTCCATTACAGACTCAGTTAGGTCTATCAGGTCAAGTAGAGCAACTAGCTCAAACCCCATATCAGCTAGGTTTACAGCTAGGTACTGCTCAACAGCCAGGTCAAACAGCAGGTTCACAGATGTATCAGCAAGGTATGTCACAAGCTGCTCAGACTCAGTATGGTGCTACACAGGCAGCTAACGCAGCTAATGCTGGCTTCTGGAGTGGACTAATGAGTAGTGGTGCTAATGCATATGCTGCTTACAAGAGATAAGGAATAGAGATGGCTACTACATTACAAAAAGGTTTATTGGGATATGACCCAATGGAACTACGTGCTCAAGAACAGAAAATATGGTCTAATCTTTATGGTCAAGCAGGTTCTCCTTATGAGAAGATGGGTCTTGCATTAGGTCAGTTTGGCGGTGCTTTATTTGGTGGACAAACTGCTGGTCAATCTAAAGAAGCTGCAGTTAACAAAGCATTACAAACTGCTTCTACACAAGCTACTCCAGGAACTCCTGAGTATTGGACTATTGTTGCTCAGAGTCTTCCTGCTGATATGGCTGACAGTGTTGCTTATGCTTCTGCACAGGCTGCAACAGCTACAGAGGCTGCTAATAAAGCTCAGATGGATAGAGTTAAGTTTGTTACAGAGAATCCAGAACAGTTAACTACTGCAATTCAAACTCCTGCAGCTTCTGCACAGGCTTTGATTAATCGTGCAGTACAGGCTAATAAAGGACAACCTCTTAACGAACAACAAGTAGCTGCTCTACAAGCTTCTCCTGCTTATCAGAATCTTATTGGTCTTAATGCTGCACAACAAGCTGGATTTACTAAAGCTGAAGGTGCTCCTGGTACTGCTGCTGATAAAGAGATTTTACAGAACTTTATCAATAAAGCAGGTGGAGATAAACTACAAGGTGCTCTGGCATTTAGAGAATACCAAGCTAATCTCAAACAGAGAGAAAATACTCCACTTACTGCAGGTAATATCAAGACTAGCGATATTGCTACTTTTGTAACTAACATAGAAACTCAGTTAAAACCTGCTCAAGCTAAGCTTACTAAATACAATGAGTTACGTAGTCTTATTGACTTGGCTGCTAAAGGTAATGCTGATGCTGTTCCGCAGTTAGAGCGTTGGTTAGTTACTGCTGCTGGCGACAATCAAATCGGGGCTGCAGAAACTAAGCGTATTGCTTCTGCAGGTGGCATTGCTGAGCGTACTGTTGGTGGTGTACAGTCATTTATTGTAGGTACTCCTACTGCTGAGAAGCTAAAGAAATTAAGTGAAGTTGTAGATACTTTAGAAAATCAAGCAGGTAAGCAGTTTAATGATACAAGAACTAAGCTTGTGAATACATGGGGAACAAGTCAGCTTCCTCCTGAAACATTGACTGCTCAGTTAGGTACTCCTTATGTTACTGCTGCTGAGAAGAAGAAACGTGCTCAAGATGCTGCTACAGAAGCTACAAGACAGCAATCAGTTGTCTTTACTCCTGAGCAAGACAGCTTAGTAAATAAGTGGTTAACACCTGTTAAGAAATAAGGAACAAATGGCTACTATTGAAGAAGTAATGACAGCACTAGCTGCTGCGGATAAGGCTGGAAATGCTGCAGATGCACGTCAGTTAGCTACAATGGCTGATCAGATGAGAAACTCTGCTGTATCTGTACAAGCAGCTCCTTCTGAACTTGATAACGCTGTTCCTTTACCTCTGCCTACAGAGGCTGAGGTGACCTCTGGACAGTACTTAGCTAACTCAGCTAGGTTAGCCCCTATCTCTGGTGTATCATCGCTCTACGGCTTGTTTAAGGGTGCTCTGAACCTTGCTGGTATAGATCCTA